GAAACAGCCAGAAAAAAGAGACAAAGTATCCAATTTGATAAGTTCTTCTATCCAAACGAAGATCTAGCTCACTTTACAATGTTGTATTTTGTCAATCCTCAAAGAGGTAGGGTATTTAGAACAAATAATAGATTGGAAACTACAACAGCTGATATTCCAGATGGAGCTATTATACTTCCAATTCCATCTAATCTACAAGAACAATTTCAAGTAAATTACGAAGGAACAGAACTGGGTGAAGTTTTTGGAGGAGCTGCAGACGCTATGGCTGGAGCCTTGAACGGTAAACCAATATCTGAAGTATTAGGAAATGTTCAAACAGACTCAATTGGAAAAAGAATTGGACAAGAAATACTCAAAGCGGTTGGTGGAGGAGCAGCAGTTGCTGCTGCACAAAAGTTTGTAGGTGAAGTTTTTAACCCTCATCTTACAACAATATTTAAAGGTGTTGGATTAAGACAACATCAATTCAATTGGAGAATATCTCCTAGATCACAAGATGAATCTTTTGCTATAAAAGCTATCATTGATAAAATTAGAAACAACATGCTTCCTCAGCTTTCTGCAGACAGGTTAAGATTATCATATCCAGCAGAAGTGTTTATTCAATTTCATGGAGATCCTTATGGTATTATGCCAATGTTTAGATCGGTATGTACAGGATTGAATGTAAATCACGCAGCTGCGGGAACACCAGTATTTTTTGCAGAAACCGGATTACCAGCAGAGTTTGAATTATCACTAAGTTTCCAAGAAGTTGAAGTTGTTACAAGAGGAGATGTTCCAGATGTTGGAGCATTAAGTGATTCAGGATCATCATATAATGTAGAAGGTACAGTTGGAAGTGCTGCGGCCAATGCACAGGAAGCTATAGGATCATTCTAGATGTCAAACTATTACTTTAAACAATTTCCCACTACTATAAGAGATAACATAACACTCGTTAATCTTTTGAAACGTGTTAGAATACGATCTAAAATTTTTAATGATTCTGCATCTTATTATCCTTATGTTATTCAATTGAATGAAAGAATAGAACATGTAGCTTATAATTATTATGGAGATGCTCATTTGTCATGGTTAGTGTTACTATCAAACGATATTGTTGATCCATATTTTGATTGGTATCTAAATCCAGACGAGTTTAATAAATTTATAGTAAAGAAATATGGATCTGTTGCTGAAGCTCAATCCACTATAAAACATTATAAAAACACAACTGACAGTCACACTGTTAGTGTTGATACTTTTGAAACATCTGCAGCCTCAACATTATCTGGTTTATCAGCTGATGACTACGTAGCTGTAGATGCATATACTTTTGAGGATGAACTTAATGAAAGTAAAAAATTTATTAGATTATTAGATTCATCTCTTGTTCCTTTAGTAACTAAAGAACTAAGGTTGTTAATGAATGGCCAATAATGAATATACTAAAGGCGGTGATGTAAACGTATCTGAAGTTACTCTTACTAGATTATCAGATGGATATTCACAAAGCATCAAGCCTCAAGTAAAAGAAATAATAATTTATGAGAGTCTGTTCAGTCATATGATCCACGGGCAGATTCTTTTGTATGATGCTATAGGTTTGTACAATACTTTTCCTATTGTAGGAGAAGAAAAATTAAATATTAAATACGGTATTCCTGATCAAAATGAAATTCCAGAAGTAGAAATAGAAGCTCATCTTTTTAGTGTTGAAGCCATAGACAATGATGATTCAAATTTTGCAACTGCATATGTTGCTAAGTTTATAAGTTTAGAAAAAAAGTTGGATATTATAAACAGTGTTACAAATCCTTACTCTCTTTTAGTAAGCGATATGGTAAAGAGAATTGTAAAGGATCATCTTAATTCTTCTAAAAAAGTTAACGTTGAAGATTCTTTTGGAGAACAAAAAGTAGTTTTTCCAAATGTTTCTCCTACCACTGCTTTAGATTATTGTACTGGAAAAGCAGTATCACAGTCTAATATTTCATCGTCTTATGTGTTTTATGAAAGCCTTGACCAACAATTTTTCTTTAAGACTATAGAACAAATAATAAGAGAAGCAAAACAAAATAAGATTCAATCATATACTCTTTCACCTCAAGAGTTCTTAGCTGATGATGGAAACGGAAGTGCAAGAGATATTGACTTCACAAAGATAAATGTTTTTTCTCCTAAAAAGAGATTTAACACATTAAGAAAGTTTAGGGATGGTCTGCTTGATTCTGAGCTGGTTCAATTTGACATTATAACAAAAAAACAAACAAGTACAAAATATAGTTACAGAGACATGTTTAATAAAGTAGAGCATGTGGATGATCGATCTTCAGGTAAAATGTTAACTGATGATTTTCTTAAACAACACGAATCTGTTTCTCAATTTGATGCAACCAGAGCTGAATACAGCTATATGATAAAAGACTCGTCCAGACCAGCTTCAAATATTACAAGATCGTATGGTTTTAGAAAAATGTATCTAGCTTCGTTGCAACAAAACCTGTTGACTGCAGTATTACCAGGTAATCCATTAATGAGATCTGGCCAGATGATTAAAATAGATATTCCAATCTTTTCTGGTACAACTGATGGTTTAAAAAACGATAATTATATTACAGACAATTTTCTCATAACTAGTACTAAAACAGTTATCTCTGGTGAGAGTGCTTATTCAATTACAGTTGATCTTTGTAAAGATAGCTACCTAAATGGAATAGATTTAAAAGGTATATTATAATGTCTAGATTCTTAGGATATGAAGGCTTTGTATGGTTTATAGGAAAAGTAGAGGATATAGACGATCCTTTAAAACTTGGCCGTGTAAAAGTAAGAGTGAATAATGTCAATACACAAGACAAAACAGTACTTCCAACAGAAAAGTTGTTATGGGCTACTCCAGTACAGGGTATAAACAGTGCAGCTATACAGATTGAAGATGGTAGCATAAAGAGAGAAGTTGGACGATCGCCAACTGGTCTTTTAGTAGATTCACATGTTGTTGGATTCTTTGCTGATGGAGAATCAGCTCAATATCCTTTAATTATGGGCACCTTTGCTGCTAATCCTGGATACACTCAAGATGATCCTACCAACAATGCATTACATGAAGTAAACAAATTAACAAGAGCAGATGATAATTATGAACATCCAGTTATAAAGAAGAAAAATGATGCGAGAACAAAATCTATTCCAACAGCCAATGGCGGGACTTCGTGGGACGAACCCGAGTCAGCGTACAATGCCGTCTACCCAAGAAATCATGTCACTGAGACAGAATCTGGCCACATTAAAGAGTACGATGATTCAGTCGGCACGGAGAGAATACACGAATACCATAGAAAAGGAACTTTCTATGAAATTGATGCAAATGGCAATAGATCAACAAGAATTGTCGCAAACAACTTCACGGTCGTGGCTGGAACGGATTACGTCAATGTACAAGGTGACGTCAACTTAACTGTTGACTCTAATTGTAGAACGTATATAAAAGGTAATTGGAATATACAAGTTGATGGAAATGTTATAGAGAACATTAAAGGAACATTGACTCAAACAGTTGATGGCACGGTAACAGAAACATATAAAAACAATCAAAAGACAGATATTACAGGTACACTAGACTTAGATGCAAGTACTGAAATAGATGCAGATGCAGGAGTAATCAATCTGAACTAATGCCAGGACAAGTAAGAGTAGGATTAGATTCACATATTGGACACGCTAGTCCAACACCAAACCCTTTTCATAAGACTTCGTATGCAAGTGGAAGTCCTAATGTAAATGCCAATGGTGCAGCTGTTGTAAGAAAAGGAGATTCAACAGGATGTGGTGATCCAGCAGTTGGTTGTTCTCCTAATGTATTTGCAAATGGTATATGTGTCCACAGAAAAGGTGATGCAACAGGAGGACATGGTTCTTGGGTTCCAAATGCTGCAGCAACAGGATCAGGGAATGTTATTGTAAATGGCTAATCCAGACTATCTTGCTATTGCTGATCAAATAAAAGATACAGCAGTTGGATCAGATGAAAGAGCAGCACTAGTTGCTCAATTGTATGTTTTTGAAGAACCATTGACTGAAGCAGAAGAAGATATATTTGGATTTATAAGCAGAGATTATTTTGAAGATAATCCAGGTGACGATGATGAAGGAAACTTTGTAAGTTATATTGGTGTATATTATAATCAAGCAGGAGCAAACACAGGATGACTATTACCAAAAGAACAGATAAAGGTAGCGCTCTTACCTTTGCTGAAATGGATGAAAATATTAGAGACTTGAGAGAAGATACAGATCTCACTCGAGTGCTCAATAATGGTAATGAAACAACATTGGACATAGTTACGACAGGATCTGTGACAGCTGATCTTTTTTACGGAACACTAGTAAGTGCTAATGCAGCTAGTGAAATTGATATTAATACATTATATGCTGCTAATGGAAATATAGATCAATTACTGGCCAATAATATATCAACATTTACGTTGAGTGTAGATGATAGTGCTACCGTTGAAAATGAATTAACAGCAAATACATTAAATGTCCATACAATAAATTATGTAGATAGGAATTTCCAGCCTGGAGAAATTATCGAAGTTGTCGCAAGACAATGTGATGGTGGTTCGGTGACTACGCAATCTGGAACATATACTTTTGAGAATGTCACTGCACAAGTAGAACTTAATAATTCAACTCACACCAGAATTCCAGGCTCATTCCTCAATTATACACCACCGGCAGGAACTAAAACTGTTATCTATGAGTTCTCTTTTAGTTGGAGAAGAAAAGATGGTAACAGTATAAGTCACTTCAAACTAAACATTGATGGAACAGATGTGGTGTATAGTAGAGTAACTTTGAATATTAACTCAGCAACAGTGTATTCAGATTTAGCACATTACAAATGGATTATTGATTGTAATGCTTCTACAGATGATGCAAACACTGGAGCGATGACATCTTGGACAACTGCAAAAAATATTGAACTACTCGGAAGAGATTATGGTGGCTCTAATGAGGGGTATCTTTTTGGAACACACTATTGGGACGGTTCTGGTGGTAATGTATTCATGCAACCAAGATTATCAATAACAGCGATAGCCTAAATAATTAAAAATAGAGGTATAAATGGGAAAGTTTTTAAATAGTCATAATATTCCATCAATGGAACCATGGGATATTGCTCGGTATGTTTTGAAGGATACGGACTGGACACAGCTGCCAGATTGTGGTCTTACATCAACGTGTAAAACAAACTTTGCCACATACAGAGCTTCATTGAGAGCAATTAAATCATCTGAACCAAGTCATGCAGATGTGACCTGGCCAACAGAACCAACACTTGAATGGGAGTAATAGATGGCTGACTCACCGGGTAGACAGATAGCCGATATGATTCAAGTCCATACTGGACTTCAGCAACATGATGAAGGTTTTACTGGTGCACTGACATCACTAACAGATGTAGACTTTTCTACACCTGCTAATGGTGATGTTTTAAGATATAATTCAGCTACTGGCCAATGGCAAACAAACTCTGGTGCTTCAACATTTTCTACATTTAAATATACTTCTTTCAATGGACAGACAACCTTTGAGGCAGCTAATACAGATACCGGTGCTGTTCTTAGTTATACTCCGGGAAGCATTCTTGTAACACTCAACGGTATTGTTTTAGAAGATGGAACGGATTATACAGCATCTACTGGTAATACAATTGTTCTTACTTCGGGTGCTAATGCTGATGATGAGTTGAACGTATATGCTTTTCAGGTTTCAGAATTGAGTGATGTTGTTCCTGCAACCTCAGGTGGTACTTTTGCAGGTGGTGTATCGTTTACAAGTACTTCTGGTATTACAGTGAGCAGTAATTCAACATTTAGTGATGATTTAAATGTATCTGACAATCTAAACGTAACTAATGATGTGTCTCTTGGAGGAACATTAAACATTGATAATGGTTTAGGAGCTCCAGCTATTGTTTTAAGTGCTAATAGTATAACATGGAGTGATGGTAGTTTTCCAACCCAAGGTGGCCCAGGTGTTAGAGCAAGGTATATAGTATCAGCACAATCTCAACATGGAGCTACTGGCAGCGCATTTGATCTTACAATGGGAGATGCTCAAGAAAATCCAGCTCTAATTATTAGATTTGCTCCTAAAAGAGACGATAGTGTTATATTGTTAAAAGCTATTGGTAATGCCTATGTCAGTACTGGTTATGGATATGCAACAATTTTAAGAGCAACATCAACAACTCTTGATGGTTTTTCAGGTGAGGCATTAAATGTTGCTCATCTTATGCAAGGTGGTGATGGTACATCTACTTCTTTAGAAATGAGCAGATGGAACAATGCTACTCACTATAATTCTCAAACATTATATGGAATAGATGTTCCTAATACAACAGATTTTTTAAGATATAGTGTTACAATATATGAAAACAGTTCAGGTACCGCTTATTTTCCTGTTGATTCAGTTGCAGTATTTGAAGCAATAGAAATGGATCCAAGTGTGTTAAGATATAACATATACGAAACTAATACTAATCATACCACTGCATTAAATGGCGCTGGTGTTGGTCCAAACGGTGCAGTATAATAGGAGAAACCAATGAGTAAGGCGAGAGCTATTGCAGACGCATTTGAAGCAGATGGTGATTTAAAGGAAGCTGCAGGTGATAATATTACTCCTAGAATAGGAGGCGCGTTTGTTGGAACAAATGGTAGCAGAAACGGATCAACAGGATCTGAAGATATCTTTAGAATCCATACAAGAGTTGTAGATGCTGAAACAACCATTCCAGCTGGTAATAATGCAATCTGTGCTGGACCAATTGAACTCACAGCTAACCTAATAGTAGAAGGCACACTGACTATAGTATGATTAGATTATTTAAGCAAAGTGACTTACATGATTTAGTAAAGCTATCAAAAGAGCATGCTGTTCCTGTATATACTGATCAATATGATGAAGATTATCATTGGGATTATGCAGAAAAACTTATCACTGCATGTAATGAATGGAAAAGAAAAAATTATGGTTATGGTTTTTGGGAAAATGATGAATTAAAAGGATATTTGTTTGGTAATGCAAGCCAACCTTTTGCGTGGAGTGGTCAGAAAGAAGCAACAGTGCATCATTGGTACAGCTCTCCAAATAGTAATGTTGGTATGAAACTGTTAAAACATTTTGAACAATATGCAAAAGAAACATTGTTTGCTGATTATATAGTTGTTGGTATAAGTAATCCTCTGATAGTAAAACAATTGTCTGACAATCTTTTCGACAGAAAAGGTTATAAATTATACAGAAAAGAATATAGGAAAAAGGTAGTGTAATGGGTGGAGGTATACCTTCAGATTCTTTTTTCAGTACTAATGGTATTAGTGTTAATGAAATAAGACCAAACAATCCTGCAAAAGAATTAATCATTGGAGACAATGAGAGCTCTATCCGTGCTATGGGAGGTAGAGTTATTAATTATGCACATACTGTTTTTCATGGAAGATTTAGTAAAACAACATCATTAACTACTATGACAGAAGTAGCTGGATTAAGAACATTAATGGAAAGAACATATGATCACAGCGATATCCTTTTCCAATGGAACTTACATATATCAAGTGCTTATTATCAGATAGCAGGCGATATATTTATTTCTGCATCTTCCAGCGCAACATCATTGGAGCCAAACGATTCTCCTACGTTTACTACATTAACAGGAGCTCAAGGTACTGCTGCTGGTACTAGAGGTGTCAGCGCATTTAATACTATTAACTACGTCAGAGGATCTTCTGATACAACATACTCGCTTTTTAATGAATCTGGAAGTTATCTTGCTGATGCTGCTACACTTGGAAAAAGCTCTAATAGTAAATTTATTTTAGGAACAATTGGAATAAGAGGATATAATGATTCGTATCCAGTGCATATAAACAGAAACAACCACGACGGTGATAATTGGTATCACACTGTTCCTATTTCAACCTTTACAATGTTTGAGATTGCATACAATGACCTCTGATTCAATTTTATATGCTGATCATATAGTAGGAAGACAAGGTGTTGGTAGTGAAGATGCTATACATCTTCCTGACGATACAGTAATTGATATTCCTGGCAGCATGGTCCAGTATAAACAAACTGTATTTAAGGGACAGTTTACAAATACAACCTCTGCATCCCTAGTGCAGGTAACTGGACTAGATTGTTCTATACAACCTAGATTTAATGATTCACTAATATTAGCACAATGGCAAATACATGCTGGTGTTGAGCACTATCAATGGCAAATGAAACTAAGGAGAGATGGATCTGATATATCAGGTGCTCTAGGAACAGCAGCTGGCTCAAGACCACCAACAACAGCTGTTTTTAATGCTTATGATGGCGAAGCAACTACTTCTCTAAAATATATTATGAATCGTATTTCTGGAATGTATTTAGATTCACCTGCAACAACTAGTACTGTTACATATCAATGTTGGGTAGGAGGGTATAGTGATACTCTTGATAGTCATGTTAATAGATCTCCACGGTTTTTAGATAGTGGGGATGGTAACTACGATACATGTCCTTCTTCTACATTATCTCTTTGGGAGTTTAGACCATGAGCGCAAGAAGAAATAACTCAATGGTTGTATCTAGTGTGCTCAGACCAGCATCCAATACTGGTACTGAGGGAGTGATTACCATACCATCTGATACAAAAGTACAAATGGCAGGTAACATATTGCAGGTTAAACAAACAGTTTTTCGTGGCCAATTTTCACATGCTACTGGAAGATATTATCAAGAGGTAGAAGGCCTTAGAGCTAATCTTACACCGAAGTTTGCAAACTCTTCTGTATTAGTGTGCGCTCACATGCATGTTGGTTCAGAATATTGGTATATTACTTCATTGATTGGAAGAGATACACCTGGTCAGTCTATAGGAACCAGTATAGAAGAACCAAACAGATATGGAATACAAAGCAATGGATCAAAATTTTTCCGTGATCAAACCGATACGGCTGTTCCTCAATCTTTTGCAGAGACAGGTGCTCAAAAAGCATTGTACAGACAGTATGGAGCACCATATGGTTTTGGAGATCAGGTAAGCACAAGACTTGGTGCAACAATGGCTTATAACAAATATGTTGCAACATCGGGAGCAAATGCTTACTATCATATGGCTACTGAATCTATAACTTTTATGGATTATCCAAACACAACGGAAGAATGTAGATATAAGGTTTATCTGAGAGGATATGATGATTCATTTCAAGTTTATGTAAACAGAACTCACGGATTTCAAAATGCAGCTACTTATGATGCGTTGCCAATATCATCAATCACATTAATGGAAATAGGGGGCAATACAAACCCAACTCAATTCCATGCTGGGTACACAGGCGCAACTTTAGGAGATTAAGGAGAAAAATATGTCATCGGTATCAGATGCTTTAAGAGAATTAGGAGTAAGAGGATATGTCTTACAAGATGAGCCCAGAGATGAGGCTTCGTTCAATAAATTTATGCAGAAAGAAGTGATCAATAATGGTGTAGCATCTTTGTCTAGCAACCCAGCAGACTTTGGAGTAACCTGGTCACAAGTAGAAGCTAAACTCAACGAGTTAAAAGATTTAGAACCAACAAGAATATTAAGATTTGAAAGAGACAATCTTTTGCGTGCAACCGATCACTGGGCTTTATCAGATAGAACAATGACACAGGAACAGATTGATTATAGACAAGCTCTTAGAGACATTACAAAAGTTTATACATCATTAGACGATGTTGTGTGGCCAACTAAACCAGCAGGATAAAAATGTCAGACGGAATACTTTATGTAGATGAAATTCAAGGATCAGCAAACAACATCATCAGAGTAGCTGATGGTCACGAACTTGTTGTGCCTGGAAGAATTATTAATGTAGACTATATTGAAACAACAGCAACACAACAAACTACAACATATTTGTATGATTTAGGTTTAGCTTCTTTAAGTGGTCCAGGATATTTTAGTACAAATCTTGAAATTGAATATACTCAAAAAAGAGACAATACAGATAAAATGGTATTTTGTTATGCTACTTGTTCTCATGGTCCTCATGGATCTGGAGCTTCATATGTTGATTGTTTTAGAATTATAAAAAGAGATACAGATGGAAGTAATGTTGAAGAAGTAACAACAAATACAAGTGTAGCTACATGGGGTGGATACTATAATACTATTAGATATGATTATCAAACAGTAGGAACAGATGGCGCTGGCAGTTGGTTGTTGAAAATGAGACCTGCGGTTGGTGTATATGGTTTAGAAGCTAATACCGGTTCTGCAGGAGACATAAAAAAATATACTTTTCAAATATCCAAACATAGCGGCAATGGTGCCGCTAGTAACACAAATCATGCTATGGTATTCAATAACTATGATACTGGTGCAGCTTATACAAATTGGTTAGATCAATGGACTGGAACTTCATTCATGTATATTTTTGAAGTTGAAAGAGAGGATACATATGACAACTCTTAAAGCTGACATAATAGACTCTCGTAATATATCAAGTGAAAGAGAATCAGGAATTTACATTCCTGATATCTTAGATATTCCTGGAAGTGTGTTACAAGTTCAACATAGAATGACTAAACAAACAGCAACTGTAAACGGTACATCTGGTGTTTATGCTGCTACAGATAATTATGTGACTATAACTCCTAAAAAAGAAAATTCAAAAATATTAGTTGTATCGTATAATGTATTAGGATCAATATATGCCGGAACTATCTGCCTGTGTCAAATGAAAAGATCTATTGATGGAGGTGCATACTCTCAGGTTAGTGTTTCATCTTCAGGTGCTCAATCTGGAGGAACATATAATGCAACGGTATCTAAATTTCTTTCAAAGGTGGCTCCTAATATTACATCAGTTAATGAAATGACAGATAAACATTCAATGCTTGTTTATGATTCTCCTAACACAACATCTGAAGTGACATATAAAGTTTATCTTGCCACTCATAGTACAGGCAATGCTGTATATTTAAATATTACCGATAGTGCTTATAATGGCCAATGGCACGGAACATCTTCAATTACAGCATATGAGGTTTCACAAGATTAATGGCTAGTATAATCAAAGTAGATGAATTGGCAGGCAAATCAAATACTGAGATAATAATACCTCAGAACACTAGACTTGTTGCTAAAGATCAAATTGTTAGAACATATTATAAAGAATCAACATCTGCGTATACATATGGAGCTGGGCGAGTTAACGGTAGTTTAGGATTTGTTGATACAGATCTTGAACTAACAGTTAAACAAACAATCCCAGGAACCAAATTCCTTATTGATTATAGAGCTCATGTGGATATTCCGTTAGGAGGTGGTGTAACAGCCCAAGTTTCACAATCAAGAATAATTAGAGTATCAAATCATACTATTGCTTCTGGAATGTCTGATCCAGATAGAGTTGCTGCTGATTCGTCTTCAGCTGATCAGTATCATCAGTTTATTCCAGGATTTAAACCTGATACAGGCTCTCAATCAGGTATTGAAGGAATCAATACAATGAAATATCTAAACGTAGGTAATATCACAACCACTTCATCTTTTTTTTGGCGCGAGCCTCATCTATTTAATGGCCTAGATGATACGGACTTAGATTTCAATACTAAATATACATATAGAATTCAAATTAATGGTAATAATGCTGGGAATGACAGTTACAAAGTGACACTTAACTATATTGATGATTCTAATTGGAACAGATCATCCCATTTAATAATACATGAAATAGGAACATAATAGATGGCAAGTTATGAGCAGGCAATAAGTGAAATTTGTTCTTCTCCTTATGTAATCAGAGGAAGAATAACTAACGAACAAACTTTTTTAGAAAACTTCAGATCAGTTACTGGAGCAGATAGTAACATGACCGCTATAGAAGATAGTGATCCAGATAACTGGCCTATCTCATGGAGTGATGTTACAGCTCAGTATGCGGTGATTGAAGCTCGTGAGCCAATGGAAGTATTGAGATATGAAAGAAACCAAAAACTTGCTGAGTGTGATAAAATTACGTTGAAGTATATGTCACAGAATCTTCCAATGCCAGATGAATGGAAAACATATATGCAGACACTAAGAGATCTGCCAGATAACTGTACACCAGTACTTGAAGCTTCAGCTGATATTATGGCAATGCACGGAAAGCAATTAACTTCTGCAAGTGTAACATGGCCAACAAAGCCTTCGTCGGAGTAATAGATGTCTAGTAGATTAAGTGTAGATCAGATTCTTTTTCCAACAAGTGTAAACTTGAGCGATAATGAAAATATGCTAGATCATTATGAAGAAGGATCGTTTACTCCATATTGGTCATCTTCTGGGGTGACTGCACCATATGAATCAGATCTATTTACCAGTGCATCATATACAGCACAAAAAGGATATTTTGTAAGAATTGGAGGAATGGTATTTTGGCAAGCCCAGATAAAGCTAGCTTCATCTATTACATATGCTAATGGAGGAGCAACCTCACAAAGCGCGGTAATGGTAATAGATAATATTCCTTATAGGGAAGGAAATCTTTTTTCCAGTGCTAATGATCCTACTGAAAATTTAAGATTGTGGGGTGGTGCTCATGTAAATTTTATCTCTGGCAATGCTGGTGCTGGATGGACCGGTTTTCAAATTTTTGCTTATGGTCCAACACAATGGGATTCTGCAAGTTATAATGGGTATCCAGGAGTAATATTTTTTTATTATTTAGATACCAATGGAACAGCACAACCATTATTAACAAATCATATAAATGAAGCAAGTAATCATTATTTAGTATCTGGCCAGTATGTAGCAGAAGTAAACAATTTTGGAACTAAGTAATGTCGCACGAAAGAGTTAGAGTAACAAGAACAGGATTGGTTGAGACAGTCTATTCAGACTTTAAAACAGGGTTTTCTGTTCATCCTGTTAAGGGAGATCTAACACTAAATACCAATGAGGATTCTGTTAAAAGATCAATAAGAAATATTTTGTTAACAAATTTTTACGAAAGGCCCTTTCAACCTCTATTTGGAGGAAACATAACATCACTGTTATTTGAAAACTTTACTGGTTCTACCTTAGCTACAGCAAAACAAATAGTTTCTACTGCTATCAAGAATTATGAACCAAGAGCCATTCTACATGATGTTTTGTTATCGGGAAACCCTGATTCAAATGAGTTGAGTGTTAAGATAGTCTTTAGTACAAAGAATAGAACAGAGCCAGACGTATTAGACATTATACTAGAAAGAGTTAGGTAATGGCAACAGATCAATTTTTAGATGCAACCGAATTAGATTTTGATACACTTAAATCAAATCTAAAAACATTTCTGGAAGGACAGGAACAGTTTAACGATTATGATTTTGAAGGATCAAATCTTTCTGCATTGCTAGACCTGCTCACATACAATACATATATGAATTCTCTCTATCTCAATCAAATTGGTAGTGAGATGTTTTTGGATACATCCACACAAAGAGATAGTCTAGTTTCTCATTCAAAAGAACTTAATTATCTTCCAACAGGTAAATTATCTGCAGTTGCTAATGTAACATTTAGTGTAAACACAGGAATTACAAACGCTTCTATTCTTCCTGCTTCTGTAACTATACCAAAGAATTTTGAATTGACAACAACTATTGGTGAAAATAATTATATATTCACTGTACCAGATTCAATCATTGTAACAACAGCAACATTGGGATCTGATAACGTATACAGATTCTTTGCAAATAACGTACAAGTATTTGAAGGTAATATTAGAAATGAAGTCTTTGTAGCAAACACATCATCTAATACTCCTGCTAGTTTTGTTATCAGTTCTGCAAACGTTGATACGAGAAGTATTGAAGTTGTTGTACAGGTATCAAACACAGATACTACAAATGCAACACACACTAAAGCTGATTCATTGTTAGGATTGACTCCGACATCAGAAATTTTCTTCTTACAAGGTGCAGAAGATTTTAAATATGAAATTAGTTTTGGTAATGACATTACTGGTAAAAATTTGAGAAATGGTAATCTTGTAAAAGTATCATACAGAGATTGTAATGCTGAAGAACCAAATAGTGCTAATGTGTTTACAACGTCTACAACTGTAAACGGGTATTCAACATCTATTATCACTAATTCTGCAGCTGAGCTTGGTTCAGAACACGAGACAGCAGATTCAATTAGATTTAATGCTCCTCGTCACTTTGCTACTCAAGGTAGAGCTGTTACAGCTAGTGACTACAAATCTCTAGTCACAGGAAACTTTCCACAATTCCAAACAGTATCAGTTTATGGTGGTGATGAAGAAGACTCACCAAGATATGGTAAGGTTATTGTTTCTGTTAAACCAGCTACTGGTAGAACAAAACTTACAGATATTGAGAAAAGCCAGATTATTGAATTCTTAAAGCCAAGATCTCCTTTGTCGATTGATCCATTAGTAGAGGATGCTATCTTCAACAAGCTAGAAATCACATCATTAGTAACATATAATAC